GCTGAATCCATTTAGGTAAGTTCTCGTATGCAGTTTGAAGACGACCTAGTAGATCCCTAGCAGTGGATGCCTTGTTAGCAAGAATACCAATGTTTACATTATCATTAAAGATAGCATAATGCAACAAATAAGAAACCACTGTTGTGGACTTACCAGTTTGACGGGGCAGTTTAGCAATATTGAATCTACTTTCATGAAATTTTTGGATTAACTTTTCTTGAAAATCCCATAACTTAAATGGCACAAGACCATGATCCAAAGAAACAATCTGAATATAATTTTTGATAAAATATAATGGATCGTTCTTACATTTAATAAATTCCTCTACCTGTTTTTTTGTAAATTGTTGTGCAACATTTGCTTTCTTCAGAAGCGGGTTGCCAAGATATACCTGATCAGATGCCACTAATTCTCCTCATGATATATGTGTGAAATTATAATCCGTAATCATCGCAAATAATTTAATTCTCAATTCTTGAAGATATCTCAGTTCTTCGATAGGTCTTTGAGGAGAACCCGGCCAAATTTCCAAGTATCCACACACAACATTATATAGCATCCTAGTTTCTACAATACCCATCTTTGTAACACAACACCATTCCTTATCAATTTTTTCAGGATCCCATTCTGGTTCATCGTGTCTGTCACTAGTAGTCATTGATCTTTGAAAATACTATTCCATATTCTCATACCATCATCACCTTTAACAAAAACACTTAACTCTTCTGGTTCAAAGTTATCATCCAGATCTGATAATGCACTCTCTAAAGTAATAGATGGAGGAATTCTATTTTGTTCGTTTTCCCAGTCCATCAACATTTGTACCCAATCAGTAGGTCTATTCCACTGTTGAGCTTCTACCTTTGGTGCGAATGCAGTAGTACCTACAATACCACCAGCACCAATACCAATGGCACTTACAATAGCAACTACTCTTTCATTAGCACGTACTCGTGCAGTGAGTTCTTTTTGTTTTTCAATTAATGATTCCACCTTTGTTTGGAGGACTGCTATCGAAATTTTTGTCATTCATCTGCTCCCACTTTTTTTAACATTTTTTGTAAGTCTGCTGTACTACCAAGAAACATAGTGTTATTTACAGTAGTAGGAGTACTACCTTTGGTAGGTTCGTCAAGTCTCTTCATTTTTGATTGTAGATCAATAAGCTTATCAGTCATATCAGCAACTTGTTTCATTGCATTAGTTGCAACTTCAAATGCTCTGGGATGTCCCGATTCTTGTGCTACTTCTAAAGCATCACGTACTGCTTCTTGTCCTTGATCTATAAGAGTATAGAGTTGTCCTCTAGTATACTCATAATCATCTTTGCTATCATCACTAACATCACGTAGTTGTTTTTGTCTGGGAGCACATCCTCCCTCTGGAGTATTAGAAACTTCGATATCGAAGACTTCCTCCATGTTCTTTACCATTTTTTTATCTAATTTTTCAGTCATAACATTTCAATACCTTCATTAAAGCCAAAATCATCTGTAGAAATTACAAGATCATCATCAGCCGTGGTTAACTTATTAACAGTAGCACCAGTTGTATGTGTTGCTGCTGTTGTACTATCCCAATGTCGCTTGACTCTAACAGATGTTGCATCAATGACACTGGTTATCTTCATTATCTCACTATCAATTACGATCCTATCATCAACTGCCAGGTTACTAGAATCAGATACTGTGATGGTAGTAATAACTTCTGTGTGATCTGCAGTTGTAGTTGTAGTTGCATCGGAATCATAATCTTTCAATGCCTTAGGTGTATAAGACATCTTAGTACTACGTTCAGCAACACCCTTTGAATTTGGTGATTGATATACAATAGCTTTCTTGATAACATCCGCTTTGTTGAACGGTCCATAGATGTAAGACTTAGCAGTAAACATCAAGGTCCATACTATACTTCGTCTATCTAGAAAATTGTCATCCCAATCGTCAGCATAATTAATAGAATTAAGAATGACAGATATATCTTTCTTTTCATTCATATCAGGAATCATATTCAACGTAATGTTAAAGTTAGGTTGAAAATAAGGTAGTATCTGTTCTAATATTTGCAGTCCTGTATCTTGAGACTTTGCTATAATACCCAATTCAAATTCCATATTATATGGTACGGGTACATATTGAACCCGAACTTCTTTTGAATCTTGAATAACAGTTCTGTATTTCTGTGTTGGTGCTATCTTCCTGGAAGAATCATAGTTAATACCAGACATTTCAAAATATAGTCTAGGTAATGTAATAGCAACCTTCTTATCAACACTTGGGTTTTGTTCCAAACGTGTTAAGAATTTACTCTGTGGTCCATATGCAAGAGGTACTTTTTCTGCTTCTAATACATTACCAGCAGCATCAAATTTCCTGTGTTCGATATTATTGAACAATGTGCCGAAAGCAATTACAGTTTTACGTATCGCTTCGTTATAAAAATGTGGTCCTAACATTACCAGTCACCCGATATATTTCCTGCTTCACCAAATGGATTAACCTCACCCCAATCAATAAGATTATCACCTTCGGTCTCTATGTATTTATTGTCTGCGTATGCAGAAGTATTCATTGTCAGATTATCTACTGTTGTGATACTTCTTACTGTACTAGATTCACCACCAGTTAAATCCTCACTAGCATTAAAATTACCAGTTCTATTAATAACGGTAAGTACATCAGAATTCAAATCCCAATAAGATACTTCAGCAGTAACCCCTGTAACAGATCCTGTCACAGTTTCCCCTTGTGTGTATTCTCCTGTTCCAGCAGTATCCATTTGAAGTGAAATGGATGGACTAAAGATTTCTTCAATAACATCAATATCTGGAATTCCAGTTTCGATATTATCTTCACCAACTTCATAGATCTCAGCAGTCATCTGATAGATATATCTATCACCTAATTGATAAAAAGGTGCTTCTCTTTCTACAAATTTAATTTCATACAAATCTTCTGTTAAAGGATAGTAGATCAAATCTCCTTCATTAGGTCTACCATCAACTTCTGTTATGTCAGCAAAGTTATTAAATATCTGACTCCATCTATTTCTTGATACAACAAATTGTATCTCATCTGTCACACGCAATCCAAACTTACTAATAAATTCTGAAGGTGATCCAAATCCATCTACATTAATGAGAAACATCTCAATCATATACTGAGTTTTAAATTCAGAATATTTAATATCATTTAAAGAAATATCTTTTATAATTGATCGAGGAAGATAGTATACATCAGTTCCAAACAACTTAATTTGCTCATCAACCAAACTTTGGATTAATCGTTGTTCAGTTTTAACGCCACCATGTTGGGGAAAATATATACTCTTCATCCTATCTGACCAATGGCAGGAAGTTCAAATTGATCCTGACCTTCTGCTAAAATCATAGAGATTTCTTTTTGTGCATCAGAATAAAGTTTCTCTCCATTAAGAGCAACACCACCAGGCAGTTGAACATTCTGAAACTTAATTAAATTCTGACCCCATTGTCTTTTGATTAAAGCAGGAACATATTTCTTAAGCCATCTATCATTATAGACTTGTGTAAAGTCTTCTGGGTTAAGCATACGATAGCAATCAATAAGAACATAATTACCTTTTACAATTTTCTTTGGATCTAAATCAAGAAACAATCTATCTTGTCTTTGATTCCATCTATACTCAACCAACTGTCCAGTATTAACAATTCTATCAAGAGTCTCGAAGTACTGACGAATCATATAATAGTTCGTCATATCGAAATTACCAAAAGCAAATCCAGATGAGAATGAAAATACATCCATCAAGAAATATTGGTTACTCAATCCAAAGAGATCATTACGAACCCAATTAGATGACACACCAAATACTTTTGATATTCCTACTACATGATCAGGAACCTTTAAATAATTATTCCTATTCTCCCAGATACTATCACTATCAACAGATCTAACTGTTATAGTTGCATCAGTGTTGCCACCAGAAACGGTAATAGTATCACCAACAACGTAACCAGCACCATCTCCATTGATCAATATCTTCGTTATTACACCACTATTTGTAACAGTATTGAGTGTTAAATCTGTACCGCTACCACCAGTTGTGGCCACTGCTGTACCATCACTGTAACCAGTTCCTCCTGAAGTAAGAGTAAATGTTACAGTACCATCATCACCAGATAATTTGGTTATTTGATCAGAACCTCTAAACCTTTCTACATCATCTTGTGTAATTAAATGCTTAAGAAACATTCTTTCAATTCCGTCGAAATGACGTTCATGAAAGTGTTGGATAGCATCATCAATCAAATCCTCAACTTGATCGTCATCTACGTTGACTTCAAGAACAGGATGACCTAATTTCCTCAATGCATAGTCTTTTAACTCTGCTCTGCTGGAGGGTTGTGCCATTTATATCTCCTTATGCTTGTGCTTCTGCCCAACGTAGGTTAACTGTCGCATTAATCGCAGAACCAGACGTTAGATAAGCGTTGATCGCTAGAACATCAGGACCATTCGGGAAAGTACCACGTCCACCAATTGGGGTGTTGGTAAGTTCTTTCAGTTCTGATAGGTCTAGGTTATCCCTTTCACCACCACCAGAGGCAGTGAATGAGAATACCTGCTCTCCAGGAATAGCTGCAGTAACAATTGGTTCAAAAGAATATGTAGTAGATCCAGCACTACCAGGAGTAGTTCTGTCAGATAGGTAGAACCATACTCTAGTGCTATCGTAGTTGTAAATGTTAGCAAGAGTAGCACCACCTTTTAGACCACCACCAGAAACTTCCCAACCAATCTGCACACCAGCAACATCTACTCGATTAAATACAACCCAGTTTGTAGACCAAGTTTGATTATTGGCGTTAGCAGCAGTAATTGCTGAAGCAGCACCTCCCCATTCAACGTCAGAACCAGATGCAACTTGTGCGAATGATGGTTGTCCACCAGCACCACCAGTATTCAATCCTCCCCATTTAATATCTTCAGGATCAACGGGATAATTTTTTGGATTCATAACACCCTCAATAACCACACCCTGTGAAGATGATCCACCCTGTGTAGTAATCTCAATGTTCTTGAGTAGTAATTGTGCTCGGTTGATTAGTTCTCTTTCTCCCAAGTCTCCTGTAACAGAGTTAGAAACACTTGGTGATAGTCTAATTAGGAAAATAGCACTCTTAGTAACTGAAATTTGAACTTCCTTTTCTTGCCATGAGAAGAGATAACCACGATCTTCATCAAATCCACCATCAGTTAGGAATGCAGAACCCCAGTGGTTAATCTGTGGTGTAGCAGTAGTTGATAGTAGAACAACACCACTACCTTTAGTATGAGCAATAGCAGAACCAGCAGTATAAGTTCTTTGAGATCCACCAGCAAAATTAGTATGAGTTGCTGCTCTTGTAAGACCAGTTAAAAGATTACCACTTTTATTGTTATAATTAATAATCTCATTATTCATAATCAATGTACCACTATTAGGGAATAGTGTTCCATCTTCTAATGTCATTGTCTCTATACTTGAATCCATTGCAACTGCCACCCTTCCTCTAGCACCTTCGTTAATAACTTCATACCTAACAGGTAAGTTACCAGAACGCATAAATGCTTCGTTGTTCATGTTGTTATTCTTCAATCTATGTAAGAATATAAAGTTACCATCTGGTCCTCTGAACATCCAATCGATGAATCCTGCTCCATACCATGAGTATTGGAATCCCATCATCTGCATCTTCGTGATGTCAGTATTGTATCCAGACTTACCTGTACCATCTGCTCTATCAATATTCCACTGACTTTGTGGAATAAGAATTTCTTTTGTTAATGCAGCTTTTACATTAGAAACTGTAGTAACTCCCCTGTAATCAGGATTCATATACAAAGTTGTATCATCATCAATCTCTGTAACGAGATGACACATACCACGTAGAACAATCCTATCGCCAACCTTTAACTGTTCAGTAAATTTAGTATTAACTCCTACTAACTCATTACTATTTGGAGTAGCAGTTACAGTACCAGCAATTTGATATGTAGAAGACCTTAATCCACAGGAAACAATATCCCCATCATACTGAATGAAGATACCATTCTGATCATCAAAGGCACCAGCACGAACTGTAGCACCTTTCCACTTATAAAGTGAAACGACTGGTTGATCACCAAATTCTGCATTAGTATGCTCTAGTACTTGTGTAGCAATAACAGTGAATGTAATTTCATCAACAACTGATGCTACAGTATAAGTACCAGCATAACCAGTAGATGTTATACCACGAAGTTGTACCTGTGCTCCAACCTGGAAACCATGATTCAAATCATCTGTTACAATTGTAATGATACTTCCAACTACTGTACCATTAGCAACAACAGAACGCAGGTCGTAGTTTGGAGCAAACAAAGCACCAGTGGTATACATAATACCTTTACCTGACTGGTATCTAATATACTTTTTGGACTGCCTAACTGCTTGAGCACCATGAGCAGGTGATCCAGTTCCTAATTGTACACCACCATCAAATGGTCTATGTCGATAGAATGAATCTGTTCTTGGATATACCTTACCAGTCAAACTACCAGCAACAGTACCAGTAGTTCTTGCTGTATATACTATTGAAGTTAATGACGGAACTTCATTGATGTAGAATGGTCCTGAACACAAATCATGCCCACTTCCACCAGATGTTATTGCTGCTAGAATTGTATCTCCAGGAACCAAACCGTGATTAGATGCAAAGGTAACTGATATTTGTGCAATTGCTGAATAAGTTACTGTAGTTGATGTTGCAATTACTTGAGTTGTAGCAGTAGAAAGAGAAACTGCTGGATAGAAAACAAGTGAATCTCCTGATACTGGAGTACCAGTTGCAGACACTCCAAGAACACCACCATCTGATGTTATATCAGTTATATTAATAGTCATATCATTGGTTGTGTCTGCACCACCCAATGTACTACCAAGAATCTTAAATTGATATCCAACTTTATATCCACTACCAGCAAAATCAACAGTAGGAGAATATACTCCACCAGTAATTGATGGAAGGAATTTTGCTCCAAAACCAGGGGCGTTTACAAACTTTTTAAGGAAAGTTTCACTACCATCAACAGCTGTACCAGAATGAGAAACTCCAGTAATAGCACCAGCAGCAGTAACAGAACTAACAGTAATAGTTAAATCATTGGTTGAATCTACTCCACCCAAATTTTGACCACTGATAATAATAGTATCATTAATTGCATATGCAGTACCTTGACTTGTATTACTTACTGTATATGATGGTGATGTAGTTGTACTGGAATTGTTAGTAAGAATAGAAACTGTCATTGATTGAGTATCAGCACCAGCACCACCATCTTCTAATGTCACCACAGAACATAAAAAGTTAACTCCTGGAGTTTTAGAAAATAAATCTATTACTGCTACACCATTAGTTAGTGTTTGATCTGCTTTACTTACAGCATAACATGGTGTTGGATTTCCAGCATTCTGTTCAGCAAGATCATTGATTAATAAAACAAGTCCATTCCTTACTTCAGTTACAGTATCACCTGCCTGGGCAGTATATATAAATTCAGATACTGTACTGTTAACAGTTTCAGTGATAAGTGCTTTAAATGTATCACCAGTTTCAACAGTTCCACCAATAAGTATCTCATGTACTTCCTGTGTGACAACACCAGAACCAGTTCGTAGAATATCAAATTGAGCATTAATACCAGATCCACTAGTACTATTTTGCGTTTGATTCGTATAAGTTTGACTTGCAGCAACACCTGCACCATATGTCTCAAAATTTGTAATCTCCCCTGATGCACCAACTTCAGTAATGTAAATATCAAGATCATTTGTAGGAGACAGTCCTTCTAACTGGTTACCATAAATAACAATTTTTTCTCCAACATTATAATTCCTACCATCATTAATAGAATTATTGACAACTACCGCAGGAGTACCA